CCTAGATACACCGTCAGATGACGATGATTTGGATGAGCTTGAAAAAGCCATAACGGTTTCTGCTAATGCGAGCGAGCCATTCAACCCACAAGCTTTTATTTGCGAAAGGAGAAAGGCGAGAGCTAAGTCTAAATTGAAGAAAAAAGAAAAAGAGAGTGATCAAACATTTTCTGCCGAGTCTTATGGAAAACATTTTACTAATTCTAAAGCCAAAAAGAGCTTTGTTCCAAAACCTCTAAAAGCTGCCGGAGGCGCTTTTGTGACCGAGGGTGGAATTAATAAGAACATGAAAGACATCGCTGAAGTAATTAGGACGAAGTCTATGTATTTAATGAAGATAGCTGGAATACAAATAGGAACTATAGTTTTTGTAACGAATAGAGTGGCAATGATGCCACTACATTTCGTATCAGGTATTGCAGCTGATTTGGAGAGAGATCCCATTATCACATTTACATCTTATGGCTCTGGTCACATTCAAAGTGTTAAATCATCAATATTTCTCACTTGGCAACGTAGAGAGCAAACAAGTCATGATTGCGCGTTTGTGAAATTCCCTGTGTGTAATCCTCATAAGGATATCAGGAAATTTATAACTGGTATGGACTATTTGTCCAATAGACCAACATTTGAAATCGCGATCTTAAGACCTGAATGCGCTGGTTTGTCTTATAGCACCGGAGGGTTATTTGAGGCTCCAACAGAAGTGGGAGATCAGCAATTAGGAACAACCAATGTTATGGAGACTTGTGTTAGAACGAAGATGCCGAGCGAAAATGGTGATTGTGGATCATTGTATTTTGTGGCTGATAAAGCGTGCCAGAAACCACTTCTATCCATGCATGTAGCTGGAAATGAAGGTGGTTGGGCATTGTCTACGCCACTAGGTATGTTTGATTTGAATAATGATCCGTTCTTCGATGGTAATTACTTGGATCCTCTAGATTCTGACATTAACGACCCAAAATTCCATAAGGGATTCGTAGCTCAAAGGGGTTCGTCAAAAGGACTCGATGGTTTCTGTATTGTAGATTCCATACCCGTGCCCATGTTCAGTTCTAAAAGAAGTACTATTGTTCCCACTGCCCTTCATGGAACGTGGAAAGATTCAACAACTATGCCAGTTATGATGAGCGATGTTAAAACAGACACTGGTTATGAACCAAGAGTTTATAAGTCCATCCGCAAATATTCCAAAGATAAAAGGTTTCTAGACGACAGCATATTAGACGAGTGCGTCACTGAATATCTAGGCACACTCAATCGAATGGCACCTTTTCACAATGTTCCACTTCGGAGATTATTGACATTCGAGGAAGCGGTGAAAGGAATACCGGGTTTAGAGTACTATGACTCCATACCACGGTCTACTTCAGCGGGTTTTCCAGATTGTCAAAATATTCCACCAGGTTACAAAGGTAAAGAATATTGGTTTGGCAAAGATGATGAATATGATCTAACAAATGAACGAGCTTTAGCTCTAAAGCAATCGGTAGAAGATACCATTGTGGAGTGTGAAAAAGGTCATATACCTTACTTTATTTTTAAAGATTTTCCAAAGGACGAGAGAAAGAAGTTTGATGATGTTATGTTGAAAGGAAAATTGAGACTTGTTGCAGGAGGTCCACAGGTATTGACTATATTATTTAGGAAATATTTCATGTGCTTCTGTGCCCATTTTCATCAGTGTAGATTGAATAATGGGTCTGCTGTAGGAATTAATCCCTTTAGTGTAGAGTGGGATCAATTGAAGAAAATCATCGGCTCAAGAGCTAAAGCTATACTGGACACTGACTTTAAAGGTTTCGATACCTGTCATTCGGCACAGCTAATGTTCAAATGCCTAGACATTATTCAATCGTTCTATGGAAGTCGAGAAGGTAGTAAAGATTATGTTGTTAGAACTTCTTTATTTTATGTACTTGTTAATTCATACCATATTATAGGAGAGGTTATTTATCAATGGAACGGATCTATGCCATCAGGCAATCCATTGACTGTCATTATAAATACCCTTTGCAATTTGATATTATCACGTTACGTTTATAGAGTTAATTATGGTCCAGGCAGTTTGGACTCCTTTAGATATCATGTATTTGCTGTCGCTTATGGAGATGACTGTCTGACCGGTGTTTCTTCCCATATTCAAGAAGATTACAACCTGTTTACACTAGTAGGAATGTATGAAGATTGCGGATATACTATAACTGATTCATCGAAAGGTGATGAGGCTGCAGTCAAATACAAGGATATCACACAGGTTACCTTTTTAAAAAGAATGTTTCGCTATTGTGAAGAATTCTCTAGGTATGTGGCTCCTCTAGAGTTAGATGTGATCTTGGAAATTCCATTTTGGAGAAAGGGAGATAATGATGAAATTACTCAGTGTACCCAGAACATAGAGAACGGATTTAGAGAATTATCATTACATGGTAGAGAAATTTATGATGATTGGTCTACTAAGATGGTAGAGAGCTTACGGCTTAACTGCCAAAGGGACATGATGGTCCCAAAATATACGTCTGTGCTTAGCGAAACGCTTAACCAGCTAGCATATATGTATGACAATTAAATAAAAAAAAAAAAAAAAAAAAAAAAAAAAAAAAAAAAAAAAAAAAAAAAAAAAAAAAAA